TCACATTTCATTTGTCTTTTTCGAAAAAGATTCTTCAAAACGAGAGGCAGATTGTTGTTGAATGGTTGGTGTGAGGTGACTGTACACATTCAAAGTGGTTTGGACGTTTTTATGACCTAATCGTTCTTGAACGATTTTTGGGTTTTCTCCATTTTCTAACATGATCGTTGCGTGGGTGTGGCGTAACCCGTGTAATTTCACATGTGGTAAATGAAGATTCTTTGAAAAGCGTTGTAAAAAGTGAGCTGCACTTGCTGGATTATACAATTTTAATGGTTCAGTACCATCGAAAATAGTTGATTCATCAGTTACTTTTAGTCCGTATTGCAAGTATTCTTTTTTCTGGTGTATTTTATATTCAGTTAACTGTTCTAATACATAATCAGAAATTGCAATATTTCGTATGGAAGAAGGGGTTTTTGGAGAAGTTATAATTATCCCTTTTCCATTTTGTGAAATTGTTGTTTTTGTAACTGATATTTGTTTCTTCCAGTAATCAATATCTTTCCATTGCAGTGCAGAAATTTCTCCACGGCGCATACCTGTATAAATGGCAAGTAAGAAAAATAAGCGTTCCTTGTAATATTCCCGTTTTTCTAAGAAATCTAAAAACGTAATACATTGATCAATGGACCATGTATCTGGTATCTTCTTTTCTTTCTTTGGTAGCTTCACTTTCTTTAATGGACTATTTTTTACAATTTCCCAATCCAAAGCGTATTTGAAAATGATTTGGAAGTACACATGAATGTATTGAACAGTAGATGCGCTTAAACCATCCTCATACAACTCATGATAGTGTTTTTGAATCATCTGGGCATTTACCTTATTAATATTCATAGCGCCGAATTTAGGTAAAATATGATTTCTTACTGTGTATTCAGAGTTTTGGATGGAAAGAGGCTTTAATTCTTGTTTTCGAATTTCTTGCGCTCTACTCCAAACTTCTTTTACTGTAATATTTTTTGATTCGAAATATACACCTTTTTCAACTTCGCTAATCATTTCAGCGCAAGCAGCCTGTGCTTCTTTTTTAGTTTTAAACCCACTACGAGTTTTTTGTCTTCTTTTTCCTGTAATAGGATCTTTACCTAAATCAACTGCAAAACTCCATTTGTCGCCACGTTTTCTAAAACTGCCTTTCATAATATCACCTCATAATCATTATAGTTTTCTAAATAGGATTATCCGATACTCAAAATTTGGTAACGATTGATTAATTGATTAAAACGCTTTTCACACAAATGATAAGGAACTTTAAAAACTTTCTGTAAAGCAATAGGATTCTCCCAATGACGATTTTCAACCAAGTGGTATGGCATGGTAGCATATAAGGTAAATCGCTGCGCATCCCATTCCTGGTATTCAATAAACGATTTTGGTAAATTCATTTGATTTCCTACGTGCCTTAGCGAATGGCATAATTCATGGAAAAATACTTCACGTTGTTCGTATTCACTTAATCGAGAGTCTATGTTTATGCACGTAACCGATTTGATAGTTGTCATGACAGAATCGAATTCCGAATAAGTCAGTAAAATATTTAAACTTTTTGATATTTTTTTGATATTGATATCTTCTGGCGTAAAAATACCAATATTTTTATATAAAGTTGATACGTAATCTTCTAAAACAGTCGTATGCATGTTCCACCTCTAGAATGTATGTTCTGTTTTTTAGTTAAAAGAAAAGCCCTTTAGGGCAATAATGACACCACAGGTGTGTAAATTTTTGAGTGGGTTACTATTTATTTCTTTGTTCCGCCATTTTTGCAACCATTTCAAAGTGCTGTTTTACTAACTCGATTTCGGCTGGAGAAAGATTCTTCCATTTTTCGATATCAAAGAAACTAATGTTTTCGATTCCGTGTTCTTCTACTAATTTTTGAATTTGAGCAAGAGGATTGCCTCCCGTTTCTTCTCTACCTAATATGTAATCAACAGAAACCTCAAATAAATCTGCAATTTTCGTCAACATTTCCTGATCCGGTTGTCTAACTCCGTTTTCATAATTTGAATATCGTTGTCTACTTATTTCTAGCTTTTTTGCTACATCTTCTTGAGTAAGCTTCTTCGAAATGCGCAACCTTCTTAAATTTTCTTTTAACATTTTAATTATCCTCAAAGTTTTTATTTATTAAATTAATTATAATGCAACTATTCGTTGCATAAAACAAAAGCAACAAAAAGTTTATTTTTTATATTGACAGCAACGAAACGTTGCATTATATTTGAATTACAGAGCAACGATTCGTTGCTAAAAAGAGAGTTGGTGAAACAAAATGAGAGAATGGTTAGTTCGTGCTAGGCAACAAAAAAAGCTTACTCATGAACAGGTTGCTAATGAAGTAGGCATATCAAGACAATATTATTCAATGATTGAAAACGGAGAACGATCTCCAAGTGTTAATGTAAGTAAAAAAATTGCCTTAGTTTTAAATTTTGATTGGACAATTTTTTTTGAAACAAATAGCAACGAATCGTGTCAAAGGGCAACTTGATTTATAGTTAGTTTCCGTAAAACAAAATTATTAATACAAGGAGATGAAGAAGTGCAATCGATTGAAGAATTACCAATTATTTTAACAGCAGATCACGTTGCAAACATTTTAAGTTGCACCAAGAGTCATGTATACGAGGTGATGGAAAGAAAAGATTTTCCATTAATCCGAGTAGGAAGATTAAAACGTGTTAACAGAGATCAGTTTTTTGATTGGTTAAGTAAACAAAGATAAAGGAGGACCTAAATGACTACTTTATTAGTAATGTATTTCATGGTTGGTTTTGGATTAGCTGGATTTTTAGCTTTTATGATGATAGCTCCTAAGAGTATAAAGGCATTATTTAATAAATGGTTGTGGAATCCCGAAGGGGAGTAACCATTAGTGGACAAGCATTGAAGGGTGGTGAGAGGGATGGAGAAGAACGAAAAAACAACCCCAGCTGCAACTGAGGTTGAACAAAGTAAAAACTGTATCATTTGTAAGGAACAAATTGGTCAACTTGAATTAGACAATAATGAGTGGATTTGTGAAACTTGCGCGCAAGTAATGAGTGACTTAGGGCACTCGTTAACACATGACTAATTTATTTGATTCTATTCCATATATACGTAAATTGAGATGCCTCAGATTCTAAAGCGGTTAATTTATCTTCGTTTAATTCATTATCTGAAAACAAGCGGCCTTTTTGAATATTTAGAACTGAGTATTGAATATCTTCGGGTTGGGACTTCTCATAAACTGAAGTATTAAGCATCGTAAGTGTAGATGCAATATTGTATCGATCCACTTTCTCATTTTTACCTTTGAAGTACAACTTAATTAAATGAGGTTCATTATCAATATATATTCCTACTTCAGGAGTTGAACGTATAAATAAATCTTCATAAATCCAATGAGATTTACCTGGATTAATCCATAATGTTTCTTTTCCTTTTATGAATTTTAAGTACATTTTAATGGATTGAATATAATTATCTTTTTTTCTTTGGTCGACACGGGAAATTAAATTTTCAAAAGTATCAATGTCTAAGTTGTTTTTGTGAAAACTTATTATTTCATCGCGTAATTGTTTCCAATAATCAAACGCTGGATGATATTCGGTTTGAGTTTTAATTTTTCTAATAGCATTCATTTTCGCTGCACTATTTTTTAAAGTAAATTCTAGAAATTGAGTTAGACCGATTTGAATTTTTGTATCTTGTTTAATCAATAGTATCACCTCCTTCTAACTCGTACATATTCGACAAGAAGTGAGGAATAACCTTTAGGAGGAGAAACAGTGAAAAACATTTTAGAAGCACAAGTTAGATTAGAAGTAGCGTTAGAAGGTATGCAGCGTTTTCCAAACGTACCAGTAGCAGCGATTAAGCAAGTTGAACAAGCTGTTGAATTATTAAAAGGTGAAACAAATGATTTAGACAAAAAATCTAATGTTGAACAAAGATATAAAGAATTTAAAGCAGTAGTAGACAAAAAGCTTAATGAAATATTTAACACTCTTCTTGAAGCTGTGGTACATGAAGAAAAGTTTGAAATAAAGATTATAGATAAACATGGTGAACGAATAGTTCCGATTAGTCGAGAAGAATATCTAGATCATGCAATTAATTGGTGTTTAGAAGCTTTTGTATCAATAGATGAAGAATTAGAAGTGGGGGAAGTTAAATGAGTAATTTACAAGTTATCAACCAAAATGGAGCTCGAGTATTAACTACACAGCAATTAGCAGAATCATACGGAACTGACGACAGAAGGGTTTCGGAAAATTTCAATCGCAACAAAAATCGTTTCCAAGAAGTCAAACACTTCATTTGTTTAAAAGGTGAAGAATTAAAACGCTTTAAGAGCGAATACGCAAATTGCGTGTCTGCAAATATCAACGTTTTATACCTTTGGACGGAAAAAGGAGCGTGGCTTCATGCAAAATCTTTAAATACAGACGAAGCTTGGAATGCTTATGAAATGTTAGTTGATGAATATTACAACATTAAACAAAATGCAATTGATACTTCTCAACTAAGCCCAGAGCTACAAATGTTTAGTCAAATTTTTAACACGTTAGCAAATAGTCAAATAGAACAAAATCGATTAAGCAAAGAAATAGAAGAAACAAAACAACAGGTACATAACATCAGTGAGATCGTTGCTTTAAATACAATCGACTGGAGAAAGGAAACAACTGAAATCATTAACAAAATTGCTCGTAAAACTGGTGGACATAAACAATATCAAGAAATAAGAAATGAAAGTTACAAATTATTAGACGAACGTGCAGAGTCGAATATAAAACAACGTCTAACGAACAAGCAAAGAAAAATGGCTTTAGAGGGTGTAGCCAAATCTAAAATTGATAAAGTTTCTAGGCTAGATGTAATTGAGGAAGATAAAAGATTACTAGAAATATATTTATCTGTAGTTAAAGAAATGGCAATTAAATATCAGGTCCAAATAAATTCAGCATCATAATTTTTAAACCAATTTGCGAAAAAATACGAAAAAAATTTGGAATATTTTAAAAAACACAAATAAAAAAAGCTGACCGGAAGGGTCAACTCTTAATAATGCCTCGACACCATTATTATATGTGCTGACTCCTGGAATATGCAAGTGGAGGGAAAATGATGAGTATTGTAAGCCAAGAAGAATTTGGTTCATTAAAAGGAAAGTTTAGTCAATTAGCATTTAAAAAAGCGTTATTAGAAGAGCAGTTAAAAGATCGTGATGAAGAAATTAGAAGTCTTCACAACAAGTTAGGCTACGAAGCCATTAGTTTAAGAAGCGTTACTGATGAGAATAACCGTTTGAAATATGAAAATATGATGATTCAGAAACAACTTATTGAAATAAGTGAATACATGGTTCTACTAGAGCAAGACAAGAGTAGTCTGGTACATGGTCTTAAAATCTTAATTGACGGAGGTAGAACATGTTAACTCAAGAACAAATTTCTCAACGCGTTAAATCAATTGGTGGTAGCGATGCAGCTACAGTATTAGGTCTTAACAAATATAAATCTAAAGTAGAACTTTGGCTTGAAAAAACTGGTCAGATTGAAATTGAACAAAAGAATTCATGGCCAATTATTTGGGGGAACCTTTCAGAAGATAATGTAGCAAAACTGTTTGAAATGGAAACAGGTAAAAAAGTACGTAGAAACAACCAATTATTAATTCATCCAGAACATGAATTTATGAGCGCAAATTTAGATCGAGTAGTAGTTGGTGAAAAAGCAATATTGGAATGCAAGACCGCAACAGGGTGGAAAGCAAAGGAATGGCTAGATGATGAAGTTCCAGTATCGTATTTAATCCAATGCTTACATTACCTTGCAGTAACAGGATACGAAAGAGCATATATTGCATGCATGATTGATAACTCTAAATTTGTTTGGAAAACAATTGAACGTGATGAGGAATTAATCGAAAACCTTATTGCTGCAGAAACTGAATTTTTGAACTATAACGTATTACAAAATGTCCCTCCTGCTTTTGATGGATCGGATGCTGCAACTGATTTATTAGGTCGATTATATCCAACAGCTGAAGAGGAAAGTGAAATTGAACTACCAGATGAAGCTGATGAGTTAATTCAAAAATTAGAAGAAGCAAAACAATACGAAAAGATTTGGGTTGAGAATAAAAAGCTAGCTGAAAACAAGTTAAAAGCTTTATTAGGCACTTATGAAACTGGTTATGCGGGCGATCACGTTATCACTTGGAAAAATGTAGAACAAAATAGAGTCGATTCCAAAGTGTTGAAGGAAAAATATCCTGAAGTTTACCAATCAGTTTTGAAAACAAATTCATATAGAAAGTTTGGTGTTAAGTGATGGCAACAAATGAATCGTTAAAAAATCAAATTACAAACAAAAAAACTGGTGAAGTACCACTGACCCCTGCTCAGCAAGTTAGCAGCTACTTAAAAGCTTATGAAGGTACATTTCAACAAATTGCACCTAAACACTTTAATACAGAACGTTTTCAACGTATTGCATTATCAGAAATTCGAAAGAATCCTAAATTATTAGAATGCTCAGTACCTTCATTGATGTCAGCTGTACTTCAATCTGTAAAGTTAGGACTTGAGCCTGGTTTATTTGGACAAGCATATCTAATTCCTTATGGAAAAGAAGTTCAATTTCAAATTGGTTACCGAGGATTAATTGAATTATCACAACGTAGTGGACGAATTTTGAAAATCCAAGCTCGTGAAGTCTATGAAAACGATGAATTCGAAGTTTCATATGGAATTGACGATAACATCATTCATAAACCTGCATTAGATGTAGATCGAGGAAAAGTAAGGCTCTATTACGCAGTTGCATGGTTTAAAGATGGTGGAGCTCAATTTGAATTAATGTCAATCAGTGATGTTGAAAAGCATCGAGATAAATTTAGTAAAACAGCTAAGTTTGGACCATGGAAAGACCACTTTGACGAAATGGCTAAGAAAACAGTTTTAAAGAAATTAGTTAAACAACTTCCGATGGATGTTGAGTTCCAAGAAGCAGTTCAAGAGGATGAAACAGTCCGCAAAACTATTACAGATGAGCCAGAAATATTACAAGCAGAATTTGAAATTGTGGATCAACCTGAAATATCAGTTGAATAATCCTAAAAAACAGAAAAGGGAGAGTTATTATGTCACAGATTATCGATTTACAAAGTTTAGCAGATGGAGCTGTAGCTGAACGAATCAACCTGGAGTTAAAGAAAGTACTTCAAAATTTAGCTGATCCAAATACTGATGCTAAAAAAGCTAGAAAAATTAATTTAGCTATCACTTTAAAAGGTAATGAAAAGCGTGATGTTGCTTCAGTAAGTATTGTTGCAAAAACAACTCTAGCTCCAGCAAAAGATATTGAAACTCAAATTATTCTTGGTTACGACAACGATGGATCTATCACAGGCGCGGAATTAAAAAGTGGTATTAAAGGTCAAACGTATGTAGATGACAATGGTGAAATTCTAGACGACAACGGAAATAAAATCGTCAGCTTTAAATAATAAAAAAACTCAAAAATAGAATGGAGAATGAAAAATGATTAAAGAAGCGATCCAATACATTGTTAGTTTAGGAAATACTCGTTTAGAAAATATTAATGGCCAATCATATTCAACTCAACAAATGTTTCTTTCTAAAGAACCAACACCAGCTGAATTAGAAGTACGCTCATTATCTGGACTAGTTGAATACCTAAAGTCACATTTTGATGGTGATGAAAAAGTCATGGTTCAAGTAATTAATCCTGTTAAAGTTCAAGCGTTCAGCACATTTAATAATGATTTCAATCGAAAAGAATTCATTAATGCAGTAGCGATGTTACCGCAATTCACATTCGACCGATTCCATGATACAGAAGATTTTAATATCAAATTGCAATCAGCATTCGTACAAAACGAAGATCGTGACATCATGTTAAAAGTTGTTGGAAATATCAAAGAAGAAGCTGTAAATACAATCGGTGATGATGGGGTAAGTCAATCAGTAGTAGCTAAAACAGGCGTTGCTACAGTATCACAAGTCAAAGTACCTAATCCTGTTCAACTAGCTCCATATCGTACTTTTGTTGAAGTAGAGCAACCAACAAGTGATTTTATCTTCCGAATGAAGAATGGTCCACAGGCAGCACTATTCGAAGCAGATGGTGGAGCTTGGAAATTAGAAGCGATGAAGAATATTCAAGCTTACTTAGTAGATCAGTTGAAAGATGAAATTGAAGCTGGACGTATTGTAGTAATTGCTTAATTAAATGGCTAGGGGCTCTAATGAGTCTCTAGCTTGAAAATATCGGAGGAACATATGATAGGTTGGATTTCACTTCATAGGAAGGTCAGAGATCATTGGTTATTCGAAGAAAAGCGCTCATTCTCCAGGTTTGAAGCTTGGGTTGACCTTCTTATGGAGGTTAACCACCAAGACAATAAAGTCCTATTAGGGAACGAATTAATTGATGTTAAAAGAGGTCAAAAAATCACTTCAATGGACCAATTAGCTAAGCGTTGGGGATGGGGTAAAACGAAAACATACAAGTTTGTGAAATTATTAGAATCGGAACAAATGATAACGATAAAAACGAACACCAAAAGAACGGTTATAACCATTGTTAATTATGACTTTTATCAAGTTTCAGAAACACAAAAGAGAACGCCGAGAGAACACCAAGAGAATGCTAAGAGAACGCCACCGGACACAAACAATAATGTTAATAATGTTAATAACGTAAATAATGATTATAATAATGCAATTTCAAACAATGATGATGTTTTTGATTTTTATCAGAACAACTTCGGAGTCATTAGTAGTCATACAAGCGAAGAATTACTTTATTGGATTGAAGACTTGAATGAGGAATTAGTTCTCGAGGCATTGAAAAGAACGAATGATCAAAAGAAACAATGGAGTTATGCAAAAGCAATACTATCAAACTGGTTAAATAACAATATTAAATCCATTGATGATGTTTATGCTGCTGATACTGAATTCCAAAATAGGAAATCTAATAGGCAAGGATCAACTAGACGAATTATTGAAAATAAAGAGGATGAGGAGTTAGGTTGGTAATGCAAAAAGTAGATATTGATGCGGTTATGGAGATTTGCTTTAGAAACAGTGGCGCTAAATATATCGACAAATATTGTGACGAGCATAAAAAACAATGGATTCAATTTAAAGATGGACGAGCTAATTGTCCAAAGTGCTTTTGTAACTCTGGTGGACAGGCATTCCAACAAGAAATAAATCAGAAGATTCAAAAAGAACGAGAATCAAATGTTAGTTTGAATCTTGAAAGATATTCAATAATTTCTAATCAAAAGATTGATAATAGTTCTCTAGAAAACTATAAGACTATTTGCGAAGAAACAACTTTAGCAAAGCAAAAAGCTAAACAATGTGCTAAATGGTATAAATTCGGGAACAACTTCAATGTCGTTATAACAGGAAATACAGGTGTAGGGAAAAGTCACCTAGCTTACGCAATTGCTAAAGAGGTAAGTGAGAAAAGAAGATCTTTATTTATCAGTGTTCCTAAAATGGTTAGTTTGATTTTAGATTCGTTTAATAACAAGGAATCAAAATATACTCAGGAATATTTTTTGAAGCTGATGGAAGATGCAGACATTTTAGTCATTGATGATCTTGGAGCTGAAGTTGGGCGAGTTGATACGGAGAAAGTAGCAAGTGATTTCATTAGTAAGCTGCTATTCAATGTCTATGAATCAAGGCAAGGTAAGTCGACGATTACGACAAGTAATCTTAGAGGAGAACGAGCCAAACAACTCTATGATGAGCGAATGATTTCTAGATTGAATGCAGATGTAACGAAAGAAACGATCATTACGTTTAAGACTGCTAAGGACATGAGATGAATTTAATGATTAAGTCTAAAAGTTTAAACTTATGGACATAAAAAAGGGTGCTCCTGAATGATAGGACAATCAGGAGCAGGAGGTTCTTTGAGTGCCCATTTGACAAGGCTTGGTTTAATTATATACCGGTAGATTTATAAATATACCTAATTTTTCGGAGGAATTCATGAAAAAGAAAGGTTGGAACGATTTATTTCAAAAAAATTATATGGAACAGGATGAGCAAGAAGTTGTTCGACCTGGTATCTGTGCAAATTGTGGACATGGATCTTTTAAATTAAAAATTGTTAAACACCGATTGCTTAGAGGATGTAAAAAATGTGGTGAAGTTATAGATCCGGACAATATGAAAGTACTTAGTAAGGGGATGGAACACTCCAATGAAAAAGAGTAACTTAAAATCTTTCAAAGACCTCAAACAGAAATAGCTTTACTCATTATGGATCAAGAGATAAAAGGCAGGATTAAACCGAGAAAAATTGGATTGGGTTAATAAATGATCGAACTTAGAAAGGGGAAAACTCAATGATTATTAGTACAACAACTGAAATTGTCGCAAATTGTTTATCTCGTTCAGAAGGATTTGCAGTAAAAGAATTTTTCAACACTATAAAGGGTGAAGAAAAAGGCAAAATTTGCATTAAAACATTATCAGCTACCAATTCAATAACAGTAGCTGCGCTTAGAAAATTAGAGATAGTTGGAATTCTTAAGACTCGTAGTTTAGGAACTAAAGGTACACGATATGAAATTCTAAATATGGTTGCACTACAGGATGTTGTAAGGAATTTGAAAATATGAGTAAGTACTGTGCCAAGAAAGTCGTTATCGATAATATAAAATTCGCTTCAAAAATCGAAGGGGATTATTATTTACACCTTAAACAGCTGCAAGAAGAGTGCAAGATCCTATCATATATCATTCAACCAAAGTATGAATTACAACCTAAATTCGAAAAGAACGGTAAGAAATATCAAGCAATTAATTATATCGCAGATTTTGAAGTTACAAACATTGATGGAAGTGTCGAGGTAATCGACATTAAGGGAATGATTCTAGAAGCCTTCAAGATTAAACAAAAACTTTTTGAGTACAAATATCCAGATTACACAATCAAACTTTTAACATATACCAAGAAGTTCGGATGGGAAACACTTGATGAAGCAACCAAAAGACGCAAGGAGGCTAAAAAGTGTTTAAAAGGCTCATAGAGAAGTTTTTTAATAAGGTAATAGGAATATACCTGAAAGACCAAAACGAATCGATATCTGTAGAAATTCCCAAGGATTACGAAGAGATTTTTAATGGAGAGCCACAACTAGGGAATGAAAGTAAGTATTTCTATAAAAGGAAGTGAATTCGATGGAAACATGTCTTTATCCAGGCTGTGGCTACAAAGCTGATTTTATATCAAAAATTCATTGTCGTATCAATCATGCGATGGAACGTGAAGAGATTGAAAAGAAATATAGTAATCCAACAGATAATAAGAATCGCGCAAAAATGAGTTTGCTTAAATGGTTACCAACCCAAGAACAAATTGATCGTGCTGCGAAATATGGAATTAGTGTTGAAAACCTTCGTAATCGAGGGAGTTTAGGTTGGGATCCAGAGAAAGCCATTACTACTCCTCTACATTCATTTAAAGAATGTGGTCAGAACGGTGCTAAAAAATCTGATTTCAGACACAAATGGAGGGATAAGAAGTGAAAAGACAATTCAAGCCTAATAACAGGGTTAAACACTTTGAAAATAAAGCTAAAAGGTATTTAGCAATCGGCAAATGGCATGAGCAAATGCATCGTAACGCTAGAGAACATGCTGTTATGTTGCAAGAACGACTTGATAACAAAACTAATGATCATACTGCTCTTTACAGTCAGTTTATGGGGTTAAGAAATGAATACTTTGAACAAAACGATGAGTTGCGTAATGCCAAACAAGAGATTCTTCACTATCAACAGAGAATTGAGGAGCAAATGATTCGTTTTAATAAAAACGAAAATGCTTTAATCATAGAATTGTCGGAACAGGATAAGTTAATTTCTGAATTAAGAAGTGAACGTAATCATTCATTAATGGTTTTAGCTGGTGTTATTGCCACATTTACGTTCGTAGCATTTTGGTGAGTGGGATTTACACTAGTTTTTGGCTTTAATTTGTGTGTAAAGATCCATCAGTAAGGGAGAAAAATAAAGAATTAAACCTAAAATCACTAATAAAACATTTTTTTCAAGATGGCCCAGCGCAATACAAAAAAATCCAACTAGAAAAGAAAAAAAAGATATATATACTTTCATCGTTAACCACCTAGCATTAGAAAAATAAAACGGGCCAATCATTCTGCCTGGATTTGTAGAGAAAGGGGAAAGTCTGGCCCGCATAGTCCGTAAGGTCCGATGGATTTTTAGGGAAACTTCAGAACTTATGAACTTATTTAGAGTATTTGTAAATATTGGGATATTTATACATTGGAGGAAACGGAATGATTATCATAACTGAAAACCCAATCTATCAAATTACTAAATTACTTCATGGTGAAGATGATGGAAGTATTTAGAGGGTGTTTATATATGTCACTTGTTGCTATTCCATTTTGGCTTATCGTTTTGTGGCTTATTTTTAAATAAAAAGAGAGAAGCTTTTGGGAAAAGGCTTCTCTAATGAATAATAGGTGATATTTGGCAAAGAAGATATTTGCTTAGTACATGTTATGTAAAAAAATGGAAAATGTGTCGACAAATATAGAGGAGTAAATAAAATGAAAAAAGGTAAACGTCCAACAAAGAGACAAGCTATTTTAATAAGATCATTTGGGTTAAAGCATGAGAATTGGCTAATAGTTAAAAACTTGCCAGATGAATTGCATATTGCACATCGGGAGACTGGTAGCAAAAAGGTTTTACCTAATTATTAAAAATTAAGAATGAAAAGGTAGGTGATTGTTCTTTGTATGAATGGTTAAAAGATTATCAAAGATTAGAAGAAGAAATATCCTATTTAGAATTTAACTTAGAACAATCAGAGAGAGAATTAAAACGGTGGGTTTTTGGTGATTTATCAGATGTAAAGTTACAAGCAGAGTCAGATGGAGCAAAATTAGAAGATCGTATTGAATGGATAAAAAATAAACTTACTGAGAGAATTGAACAAAAAGAACAGTTAGTGATACTTGTAAGTACATTTAAAGGACTAGATCATAAAGTTCTTAGGTTGAAATACATTGATGGATGTACTTTAGAAGAAATCGCTGAACAACTTAACTATAGTTCAAGTCATATTAAAAAAAAGCATGCTGAACTGGTGAGGACTATTAAATTTGCTGAAGAATACACAGCATATAAGGTATTAAAAACTATTGAAACAAGAGGATAGCTAAGTCGCTATCCTTATCTGTGATCAATAAATTAATTTGATTTTAATACCTTTTGGATTTTCACTATAATTAAAAGTATTAAAGGAATGATAATTTGAAGTGGTACATGTAATAATTTTGGAATTAACTCAAACCCCACCTCAATATGTTCTAAATAGTTTCCAGCCATCCATGCTGATAACAAAATAACTATTATACTCATTGGATAAATTAGTTCTTCGGATTTTTTTACATTAAATAAATCTGCGGCACCAGAAAGTGCACAATAAAAATAGACAGTCATTTTAATAAATGCTCCAAAAACCATTAGCATAATAATTAGGGTGTCTAATCTTTGTAAAAAGTCACCGACATTTACAAAACTAATTGAAGTAAGAATTGGATAAGTAGTTCGGTCTAATAATGAAACTCCTAATACTGCTATATTAATTATTGAAAATATTATTAATATTAACCCCGAGAATAATACTCCTGAAATCCCAATCTTTACTATTTTTTTTTTATTTTCTACTAAAGGTAAAATCATAGTAAAAGTTATTAGTTCACCGAAAGGAAAAGTTATAGTAGTGGGAAAGACTGATTTAATAATCGGTTCTAATCCATTTTCTAATACTGGTCGTAAGTTATTGAAATCTAATAAATTTGAAATTACTACAATTCCAATTAAAAAAATAATCATTAAAATAATTAACAAGAAAATGAATTCATTTGCACGTGCGAAAGATTCAAATCCTTTATATAAACAATACATAACTAATATCATCATTATAATTCCTATCGATATTAAAGACGAAGAACCATATGTGCTAATAACCATTAATTCTTCGAAATCACGTAAATCTCTTGCGGCAATGTAAATGAAATAAACAATATAAATTAATGCTAGTAATTTACCTATAAATTTACCTAATATAAGTTGTATGTATTTAGTGAATATAATGTTTGGATAAAATTCACATAATTTTATATAAACATAAAATAATAAACAACCAAAGATAAGACTTATGCATATACTTATCCAAGCATCTTGTTTTGCAGTATGTGCAATACCAACAATCGCAGTTGTTCCTACTTCAAACAAAAAAATCATACAAAATAATTGAAACCCACTAATACATAATTTTCGATTCATTGATTTACCCCAAGGCCTATATTTAATCTAATGTTAAATAAAGTCCCCAATTTTTACCAATATATGCAATATAAATAAGATAGGTATGCTTTAGGTTCACTCATACAATGAATTTATACTATATACAAAACCGGTTATTCTAATAACATAGAAATCTATCTAAAGGGCGGCTCAATCGAGCTGCTTTTTTATTCTTCTTATTCTTTGTAAACTAGATCTGTTAGTGAGGTTCCCCAATCCTCCATTATTTTGGTGGGTCTAGTTTAGAGGGAATAAAACTTCTTTTGTCGAATAACAGGACAAAAGGAGGTGATAATTATGTTTTTTGACGTATACTTTAAAAGTGTAAATGGGCAAGAGATAAGAATCGAAAAAATTGAGAGAGAATCAATGGATGAACTTTCAACCGAGATAACATACAGTAATACAAGCTGGTTTGGAAATGAATCCAAAAAAGTTAACTTAAATAATGTTATCGAGTTTAGACTTATTGAAGTTGACAAAGATGGTTTTGCGATTGATAGACCTGGATTTGATATAGTGTAATTTCAGAACCGACATAAATTATGTATATGATATTCATTTCTAGTTTACATAATAGTTGTTTTAGGAAGTTATAAAGTTTGGACACCCTTGATACGTAAGGGTTCTTGCCGTAAGAATATTTCTTGTTTATTCATGTTTTTATACAATGTTGATAAATCAAGGATTTTTGAGGCTTGGATTAAATACCAAGTCTCTTTATTTTGCATGAAAACTTGAATAAATAAACCATTTGGAGGTGAGGTGTAATGAGTGGCTAGAGAGAAGAATCCCAACAGAGAGAAGGCTTTTAATATTTTTCGAAGTCATAATGGAAACATTACAAATCGCGAAATTGCTAAGCAAATTGGTGAAGATGAAAAGAAAGTAGCAGTGTGGAAACAACGAGATAAATGGAATGTTGTACAACAAACAGAAAATAATGTTGTACAACAAACTAAAAGACCTAGAGGTGCACCTAAAGGTAGTAAGAACGCTTTAGGGAATAAGGGTGGTCATGGTGGGCCAGTCGGAAACAATAAAGCTGTTAAACATGGATTTTTTGCTAAGTATCTTCCAAAAGAATCGTTAGATATCATCGAAGAGCTTCAAGAACTCAGTCCTTTAGACATTCTTTGGCAACAAATTAATATTCAATACGCAGCTATCATAAGAGCTCAAAGAATAATGTTTGTAAAAGATCAAGCTGATATGACCAAAGAACTTAAGAAGACCAAGGTAACTGACACTACTTCTGAAGAAGAATATGAAATTCAATTTGCTTGGGATAAACATGCTAACTTCCTTCAAGCACAGTCGAGGGCAATCGGAGAATTACGAAGCCTAATAAGACAATTCGATGATATGGCAAATATCGATGATGAGAGAAAATTAAAACTTGAACAAATGCGAGTTAGTATCTCTAAAACAAAACTAGAGACTAAATTGCTTGATCCAGAAGATAATGACTCTAACGATGATGTTATCGATAATTTCAATGAAGCTACAAAACCTAGTGCTGAAGCGATGAAGGATGTATTTGGTGATGAAAATGAGGATTAAAAAGAGACGGGAAAAAGCGTTTAAATTTAAATCATTTTCAAAAAAACAATTAAAGCTTCTTTGGTTTTGGAGAGACGGTTCACCGTATGAAGATATGGACATGGTTATCGCCGATGGAGCAATACGATCTGGCAAAACGATATCTATGATATGTAGCTTTCTACAGTGGTCACAATCTACTTATAAAGGCGAATCCTTCATTGTTGCAGGTAAAAGTATAGGTTCATTAAAACGTAACGTTATTAAACCGATGATGCAGATACTACAAGCCTGGGGGTGGAATTATCAATACAACCGTTCAGAAAATTATATTGTTATTGGTTCTAACACTTACTACCTTTTCGGAGCCAACACAGAAGCCTCCCAAGATACACTTCAAGGATTAACAGCAGCTGGAGCATTTGGGGATGAGATAGCACTGTTTCCTAAATCGTTCACTGATCAAATGATTGGTCGTTGTTCAGTTGACGGTGCGAAAGTGTTTATGAACTGTAACCCAAAAGGACCACACCATTACTTCAAAACAGAATTTATAGACAAGGCAAAGGAAAAGAAGATCCTTTACCTAAAATTTACGATGGACGATAACCTATCATTAGCTGAATCAGTTAAAGAACGATTTAGACGAATGTTTAGTGGAGTGTTCTTCCAACGCTATATTTTAGGTTTATGGGTTAATGCAGAAGGTCTTATTTATGATATGTTTCTTGATAAAAAGCATGTGGTCAAAACAATCGATAGAGAATATGAACAGTATTATGTTAGCTGTGACTATGGTACTCAGAATCCATTTGCATTAGGCTTATGGGGGCTTCATAAGGGCGTATGGTATAAAACCAAAGAATACCATTATGATGGCCGAAAAAAGGCTATTCAAAAGACTGATAACGAGTATTTAGATGCTTTAAATGAGTTTGTTACGGTTGATGATAAAATGCTAGCAAATACAATTATTATAGATCCTTCGGCTTCTTCATTCATTGCACTGTTAAAGAAGCATGTTTGGAGAGTTAAGAAAGCAAATAACGACGTACTTGAAGGTATACGTAATGTGGCTAGTGCTTTAAACGAGGAATCAATTAAATACAATGATTGCTGCAAAGAAACATTCAAAGAGTTTTCTTCATACATTTGGGATGAGAAAGCACTTGAACGAGGCGAGGATAAACCTAAGAAAGAACATGACCATCAAATGGATAGTGATCGTTACTTTGTTAATACAGTCCTTAAGAAACCGAAAAATTTCCAACCATGGTAGGAGGTGTGACTTTGTTTTATCCTGAAACCCCAACATTAACAGAAGAGTATATAAAGATTATTACCGAGAATAGCCCTAAGACAACTGAAGTAATCAAGGAGCTAATCAATCAACATAATCCACAGGATATGCTTGATGGTATTAAGTATTATGAGTCTGAAAACGACATCTTATTACGAAAACAATATTACTATGACATGAATAAGAAAAAAGTAGTAGACGATACAAAAACAAACAATCGAATACCGCATAATTACCATAAGATTCTTGTGGATCAGAAGGTAGGCTACCTAACTGGTAATCCTGTTGCAATGAAATCGAAACACGAAGCATTTACCAAGGAGCTTAATCAAATCTTTTCAGAGGAATTTGATGATGTTTTACCAGAGTTGGTAAAGGGTGCTAGTAACAAAGGCAGAGAATGGTTACAACCTTTTATTAATGAGGATGGCGACTTTGATTATATGATTATCCCAGCTGAGCAAGTAATCGCGCTCTATAATCCCAAAGATAAAAGGAAACTAGATTCGATTATTAGATATTACTATTTAGCTGATGGTAAAACTAAAAAGATTGAAGTATGGGACGATCAAGAAGTAACTTATTATGAGGAAATAGATGGAATTGTCTATTTAGATGTCACGGTCGAAGAAAATCCAGCTTCTCACTTTTATTTTAATAAGGTTGGCTATGGTTGGGGCAAGGTTCCATTTATTGAATTTGCTAACAATGATGAAAGAATTAGTGACTTGAAAACATATAAAAGAATAGTTGATGCATACGATTTAACTGTTTCAGATACCCAGAATAACATTGAGGACATTCAATCGCTTATCACCGTATTAAAAGGATACGATGGAGAGAATCTTCAAGAGTTCATGGACAATCTTAGATACTTTAAATCAATAAAGGTAGATGCTGAAGGCGGAGTAGATTCTTTAAAACAAGAGACTCCTATTGCAACCGTAACTGCTCAACTTGATCGCTTCGAAGAGAATATCTTTTTATTTGGCCAAGGTGTTAATCCAAATAAAGAGAATCAGGGCGGGGATAAAACAGGTGTGGCCCTTAAATTCTTATATGCCCTTTTGGACCTTAAAAGCGATGTCTTAGAAAGGAAATTTAAAAGGTCATTAAGACTATTAATGTGGTTTGCTTGTAGCTATCTAAAGTTAACAAATAAGGGCTCATTTGATTATAAAGACGTGACATTTACATTCAACCGTTCAATGATCTTTAATGAAGCTGAACAAGTTGAAATGTTTACTAATTCGGCTGAACTATCTATGGAAACAAGGTTAGCTCATCATCCATGGGTTGAAGATGTTCAACAGGAGATAAAAAGAATTGAAAGTGATCAGGAAAAAGAAATCGAAATCCCATATAGCAATTCGAAGATAGACACTAATAAAACGAATGGAGGTAAGACAAGTGAGTAATAACACGGTAACTCAAGAACAAGTTGACAAAATTTTAGAGGAGTCAACTATTGAATATCAGCAGTTTGGAAATAAAACGTTAGTTGGAGTTTGCACACTTCCAAATGGATTTATACTGGTCGAAGATGCATCATGTGTAGATCCTGCTAATTTCTGTAAGACAATAGGTAAAGAAATTATCTTGGAACGTTTTACAAATAAGATTTGGGAATTAGAGGGTTATAAACTTCAAGATTTTGTTTATCAAACTCATAAAGCTATAAGCGAATCTAAATAAAGCACACTCTCCTTTCACGAGATGATGTGCTTTTTATATACTCAAAAATCCACGTGGACACGACCACGTTAAACAGTGTAGGAGGACGCAAGATGGAATGGTTAAAAGCCTTATTAACAAAAAATAACGTAGGTGAGGAAGTCGTTACCTCTATTTTAGAAGCAACAAAAGATACACAATATGTTCCTAAATCTCGTCTTGATGATGAAATCAATAAGAAAAAAGATTTAGAAACAGAAATCGTTAATAGAGATAAGCAAATCAAAGACTTATCTAAACTTAGTAATGATAACGAAGCGCTAACTAAAAAACTAGCAGACTTAGAGACGTCTAATTCTGACTGGAAGAATAAGTATGATGTGCTTCAATTAGATACAGCTATTAAGCTATCAATTACAGATGCGCATAACTTAGAAACAGTCCTTAAGCTTTTACCTAGGGAAGGGTTGGAGCTCCAAGAAGGTAAAGTAAAAGGATTGGATGATGTATTAACAAAAATGAAGACTGATCATGCGTATCTGTTTAAAGCAGAGGATACAAACAACCCTAATTTAACTGGGTTCAAACCAAACAATCCTCCTGGAAAGAATAACAGCTCTAACACTAACCCGTGGGCTAAAGAGTCATTTAATTTAACAGAGCAAGGTCGAATCATGAATGAAAACCCTGAGTTAGCAAATCAATTAATGGCGCAAGCAAAATAATTAATGAAATTGGAGAGTGAAAACAAATGGCTTTTACTAAAATTAGTGATGTAATTGTACCTCAAGTCTTTAATCCTTATGTTCTTAATCGAACAACTGAGCTATCAGAAATTTATCAATCGGGAATTGTTCAACGCGAACAACAATTTGATGACTTAGCAGCATCAAGTGCACGAACAATCAATATGCCGTACTGGAATGATTTAAGTGGTGCTTCTGAATCTTTAAGTGATTCTGGTGCACTTACTCCAGATAAAATTACTGCAGGTCAAGATATTGCTGTTATCTTACGTCGTGGTAAAGCTTGGAGCTCAAACGATTTAGCAGCAAACTTAGCAGGTAGCGATCCAATGAAAGCGATTGGGGATTTAGTTGCTGGTTTCTGGGCACGAGATATGCAAAAAACAGTTTTATCTCTTTTAAAAGGTATTTTTGCTTCTGCATCAATGTCAAATAACGTTTCTGATATTTCAGCTTTAACTGGTGGAGCTGAGAAAATTGGCGGGTCTTCTTTCATTGACGCTTCATATCGTTTAGGAGATGCGCAGTCGACCCTATCAGCTGTAGTAATGCATTCAGCAGTAGTGGCTGCATTAGCAAAACAAAATTTAATTCAGTACCTTAAACCATCTGAAGGATCTCCAGAAGTTCCTTACTACTTAGGTAAACGAGTAATCGTTGACGATTCTACTCCTAACAGTTCAGGAGTATACACAACTTATTTATTCGGACAAGGAGCAGTTGCATTAGGTTTCGGTAGTCCAGTAGGATTTGTTGAGACTGAAACAGATCGTGACTCATTGGCAGGTAACGATTACTTAATCAACCGTAAAACAATGATTTTACATCCACGTGGAGTAGCGTTCCAATCTGCTTCAGTGGGAGGTGCAGCTCCGACAAACACTGAGTTAGAGACTGCTACTAACTGGAATCGTGTATATGATCCTAAAAAGATTCGTGTCGTAAAATTCGTTCACAAAATCTAAACTGATTAAGAGAGTCTTCACGGGCTCTCTTTTTATTTTATAGGAGGTAATTTCCGTGAGTTTAACAGCATTTGAACGTTATCGAAGAGAGCAAGCTAAAGAAGAGAACAAACCTAAATTAGATACTTTGAAAGTGGCTGAATTAAAAGAATTGGCCAAGGAAAAGGAAATCGAAGGATATCAGGATATGAAAAAGGATGAACTCATTCAAGCTTTAAATGAGCTGTAACCATGAGAAGTGATAAGTATTGGCAACAACGTACTGAAGAACGATTAAATGAGTTATACACAGGTGTGGATAACTTTGAGAATGATTTAAGAGGACATTACACTACTGCATTAATGGAAATGCAGAAAGAAATTGCCTATTTCTTCTCAAAATACTCAATCGAAAATAACGTACCCTATAAAGAAGCTATTAAAATGCTTACTGGAGACGATTACAGGGTATGGAAAAGAGATATCACTGATTATCTTGGAGAAATCCAAAGCTTATTAGACAACAATAATGATAAGCAGGCCAATGATGTACTCAAGGATTTAAATGCTTTATCAATCCGTAGTCGTATAAATCGCCTAGATGGCATGATTGCGAAGATAAATGTAATCTTGGGTAAATTATCGTTGGAAGAAAAACAACGTACAGAAGCCCATTTAAAGATTTTATACAAAGAGTCATATCATAAGACGATGTTTGATTTATTCCAAGGCATAGAAGTAGGCGGAGCGTTTGCACCTGTCAATGATAAATTGATTAGAAGCACCTTAGATCATCCATGGAGTGGCGCTAATTTTTCTTCAAGGATATGGAACAATAGGGATAGATTGGTCCAGGTACTGAGAGAAGACTTAACTCAGAGTATGATTCAAGGTAAAGACCTTCGTAAGACATCAGCAGTCGTAGCAAAACGTATGGACGTTAGTGTTAAACAAGCAGCAGTGGTTGTTCAAACTGAATCAGCTTATATTATCGAAGAAGCTTCTGCTAAGGCTTATGAGAGCAGTGGAGTCATTGACCAGTACGAAATATTGGCTACGTTAGATAATCGAACTAGTCAAATCTGTCAAAAGCAAGATGGAAAAATCTACAATGTAACTGATAGAATGGTAGGTTCAAACTATCCCCCATTCCATCCTAGATGTAGAACAACCACTATTCCTGTTACTAGATGGCACGATGAAGATCGTACTCGTATTGCGAGGGACTTAAATGGTAAAACATACGAAGTACCAGCTAGTATGAAATACGAAGAATGGTACAACACTCATGTAAAGGAGTGAAGTAATGATATCTGAATTAGTTAAAATCTTATTAGGCGTTAGTGATAGCAGTAAGAACGCTATTATAAACTTCTATATCGAATCAGTAACTCAAAAGATATTAAACTATTGTAATATTACTGAGCTACCTGAAGAGCTCGAGTCAATTGTGGTTGAGAAAGTAGTAGCAATCATGAAAAACTTAATTGCATCTGAAGGAAATGGACCAGTTAAGAAAATTACAAGAGGAGATACTGTAATCGAATACGGTACAAGTAATAGCGATTCAAGCGGATCTGTTATCTTAGACGATGTAAAATCTCAATTAAATAAATTTAGGCGAGTGAAGTTCCAATGAATGAAATGGAAGCTCTTGAAAGTACTTACTGGGATAAATGCGATGTATGGAGAGATGTAGAAACGGTCGTAAACAATCGAGATTCGTTTGTTCCTCAACAACTCTATTCAAGTATTAAATGCGCATTGAGTAAGCCAGCCAATACAACAAGGCTTAACACTAATCAAACCGAAGAACAAAATCAAATCGATTATACATTTATTCTTTTTTTGAGTCCTAGTTACGATCTTAAAACGGGGGATGAAATTAGAGTAACTACTTCTATGAATCAACAATTCGAATTAATTGCAGGTGAGCCATTTAAATACCCGTCTCATCAAGTGGTAACTGTCCATCGTAAGGACGAAGCTTAATGGGAATGAAAGTATTCGGATTCGGTGAATTTAGAAGTAAACTTGAAAAGATTAATAGAGAATTGCCTCATGAATTAGACGTCTTTTTAAAAGAACTTGCAATGGATCTATTAGCAAGAACGAAAGAAAAGACTCCAGTCGGAGTGTATCCTCCAAGTAGTGGTCGTGTAGGCGGGACTTTACGAAGAGGTTGGCAAATATCTGATTTGAAACGAGTTGGTAGTAATGTCCAAATCGAAGTATCTAATCCTGTTGAATACGGAATCCACGTTGAATATGGCCATAGAACAAGAGGTGGTGGAGGATTCGTTGAAGGTAGATACATGTTAACAGTCAGTTTAAAAGAACTTGAAAGAGCAATGCCAGCTCGTGTACATGATTTATGGAGGAGGCTGGGCTTATAATGTTTGAAGCAATTTTAGACGCAATAATCAGCGTTTTAAGGCTGAACTTTCCTGCACACAAAATATATGATGAAAAGATTCAGCAGGGATTTAGTAAACCTGCTTTTTTTGTACGCATTTTACCAGTTGCAAATGAATTCACTGGTAGGTACAGAAGAGAGAAATCATTAATCATAGATATCACTTATTTTGGTGGGGATGATTCGAATTTAGAAAATTACAAGATGGCTGATGATTTAGGTGATCTGTTTCAATTAGTTAGAACGACTCAAGGTGTATTTATGCCAAGGAAACATCGATATCAAATTGTAGATGGAGATTTACATTTTATGTTTGATATAGATGTAGTCGAGATTCTAAAAGAAAAAGAAGGACCTGTCATCAAGGAAATCAACTTTAACAAGGAGGTCTAAGAATGCCATTACCAGAGGTTTATATTACATTTAGTCAATTAGCTTCAACGGCATTTAAGCGAAGCGAACGTGGCATATTAGCCGTTTTACTGAAAGACGCAGCAGGACAAGCAGGAGTCTATACTTTGTCAGATGCTTCTCAAATACCGTCGGGATTAAGCACAGCAAACAAAACTTACCTACAACAAGCATTTGTAGGAGGAGAAAATGCTCCTCTAAAATTATTAGTTCGGGTGGGAAATAGTGCTACAGAGTCCGATTGGTCTGCTTCATTAGCGTGGGCAGAAACAGTCAAATTCGATTACTTAGTAATCCCAACAGCAGTGTCTGGAGACTTAGCAACAATTAACACATGGGTTGCTACACAAAGAACAAACAACAAATTGATTCGCTTCGTATCTGCAAATAATGCTGCTGATAAGGAGTATATTTACAACTTTACTACAGCATCAATTACAATGAATGACTCAACAACACCATCAACAGCTTCATTCTGTGCACGTATGGCAGGTCTAATTGCTGGTACACCATTATCTAAATCGATTACTTATGTTCCATTACTAGATGTGAAAAGTGTAGAATCCCAAACTAAAACCCAAATGAACACAAGAATCGATAATGGAGAGATTATTCTTTTCCATGATGGTGAAAAGGTCAAAGTAGCAAGAGGAGTAACATCTCTAAAAACACTAACTCCTACAAAAGGTGCTAAGTTTCAAAAAGTTAAGATTGTAGAAACGTTAGATCTAATTGCAAATGATATTCGAAAAAACATAGAAGACAATTACATCGGTAAAGTAGCAAATGGCTATGAAAATAAGTTGCAGTTGGTTGTTGCTATCGGAAGTTATTTACAAGGGCTAGAAACAGAACTATTACTTTCTCCAGGTAAAAATACTGTTGAAATTGATTTGCAAGCACAAACAACTTATTTAACTGCACAAGGGATAGACACTTCATCTATGTCAGAACAAGAAATTAAAGAGTCGGAAACAGGAGATCAAGTCTTCATTAAGATGACGATTACAGTACTTGATGCAATGGAGACATTTAATCTAGCTGTAGCAATTTAATCAGGAGGTGATTTAGGTGGAAAAGATGATTTCTGAAAAAGCTATATCCGGTACATGGGGCGAAGCTTGGGTAGACGGTGAAAAGTTTGGCGAAGTTTACGGACTACAGGCAAATGGAGACATTGTCCTAGAAGACGTGCCAATGTGTGGAGTTGCAAGTGGAAAAGGTAAAAAGTTTACTGGAGTAGACTATAAAGGCTCTATTCGTTTTAACAAAGTAAATTCTAAATTGGTGAAGAAAATATCTGACGGGATTAAAGCTAGGAAAATTCCATACTTTACAATTGTATCCAAGTTAGCAGATCCTGCTGCATATGGAGCAGAACGAGTAGCTCTTTATAATTGTATATTTACAAGTATCCCGTTAGCGGACTGGGAAGCTAGTAAACTAGTACAATCTGAAATGCCTTTTGTATTTGAAGATCACTCATTTTTAGATGTCATTAAGGAAAGTAAATAACTAAGGGGGCGTATGCTCCCTTTTTAATATGGAGGAAATCATGAATATTACTGATATCTTATTATCTTTAGATAGTGACGATTTAAAGGTTCCGGAAACGAAAGTTCGTATTAAGCGACTTTCTGATGTTACTAACCAAGATGTACTTTTTACATTGCAAGCTATCAAACGAGAAAAATTATTCGAAATTACAGATATGTGTTCAGATGAGGACGGAACCGTAAACAACCAAGAATATCAACTTCAAGTAGTATTAAATGGTGTAGTAGACCCATCTCTAAAGGACCAAAAGTTGGTAGAGAAATTTAAATGCGTTACTCCATATGAAGTAGTTCTTAAGTTATTAACTGCAGGTGAAATCACTCAAATTTATGGAAAGATTCTTGAATTAAGCGGCATCCAAGATACGGCGGTGGAAGAAATTAAAAAAAAGTAAAAGAATGCGGTTACCATGAAATGATGTACTATTACTGGAAAACAAAAGGCATATTCCCTTCTGTGTTCAAACGAGTAAAAGATGGTGAATGGCAAATCATTCGAGCCTTTTATGAACTTGAAATCGAGGAGCGAAACCAATCGCTTAGTGGCGGAGCCTTTCCAGTTATTCCAGTATAGGAGGTGGTTTAAGTGTCAGACGAAAGACTTGGTGCCGTCATAGAAATAATCGATGATGCTAGTAGACCTATGGATAATATAATCCGCGTTGAGAAAGCACTCGAAAAACAAACTCAGGAATTAGCTAAGATGTTTGGTAAATTAAACGAGACTTTAAATGTTACTAGAACTGTAAGCAACGCTGAAAGAGATCTAACAAGGCTTCAGAGACAAGTGTCAACTACTGAAAAAGTGTTAGGTGGTTTAAGGAAAGGTGTAAATATTGCGATTAAAGTAACGGACCTTGCTACTAAACCAATTACCTCAATTGGTAAAAAACTTTTTTCTTTGAACGGAATGCTTGTTGCAGCTGCTACAGGGTATGCTGCACAAAATGCTGTGAAAAGTACTGTTGGTCAAGCTCTTGAGTTTGATTTAACTAAAAAGCAACTGGAGTATGTAGCAAAAAATAGAGGTTTAAACGGAAAGAATATCATGAACCTTGCTCAACAAACGTCATTAACTTCCATGTTTAGTCAAAAGGAAATATATGATACTTTTGCGGGGATGCTTAGTTATGCTAAGAAAGATAATCAAACAAAACAATTGACGGATATGGCTCAATTACTGGCTTATACAGATCCCATGCAGGGGATGAGTGGTGCAAAGGTTGCTATTCAGGAATTGTTAGGCGGAGATGCAAAGTCGCTATATATGCGATTTGAAAAGATACCAAAAGCAGTTGCTGACAAATTAGCTACCTATGCAGATAAAAACCCTATAACTAAAGGTAATAATCTAGACGGTTTTATTAAACTTTTTAACGACTCAATGAAAAGTACTGGGTACGATAAAAACTTTGTCCATGCGATGGAATCAACTTCATATGGTAAGTACTTATCATCTATGGAAAATATACAAACTGTACTAAGGAAAATAGGTGAAGCAGCACTGCCAAATGTGACAAGAATGATTGATAAGTTTAATGCGAAAATGAATAACGGAGGAATTGAAAAAATCTCCAAGTTATTTGGTAAATTAAGTCTTAGTATTTCTAAAGTAGCAGATAGAGCGTTAGATGGTTTGATTAAAAATGCTCCAAAAATCGGGAAAAAATTAGACAGTATATTTACCTCATTTAGTAAAACAGTAGACGACTTGTTATCAGGTAAAAAGAGCTTTGGTGACGCAGTAAACGAATGGCTTGGAAAAGGGTTAGAGGCCTTGAATAGTTTTGTTTCAACAAATCAAGCTGCAATTACTGCAACAATGGACACTTTCACAGAATACATTATTGGCGTTCTTCAAGCACACACAGGAGATTTTGTTTCAGCAGGAGCTGGGATAGGCAAAGCAATCCTTGATGGAATACTCCAAGGCATCGGAAACAAGTTGACTAATATACCTGGATTAAAACAGTTGGGACAGCTATCTGAATGGACAGGGAAAAGTGATAATGTTGTGGCCAAGGTTTTAGGCGGAGGACTACAAGCTTACGATAAGCAAAAGCTTAAAGACCAACACATAAAAGATTCCCAGAGAATGCACCGTCAAGCTAGAGCTATTGGTGGTATTGTTCAACGCGATAATACTCCGACCTTACTTCATAGAGGTGAAGAAGTTAAAACACAACGAGAAGTGACCAGAGATAAGTTCTCTCCAAAGTCTTCAGGTGTTGTAGTTAACATGTATGGCACTGTTGTTAGAGAAGAAGCTGATATTGATAAAATCGGCAATAAATTCTTAAAGAATCTTGTAAAACATAATGTTTCATTTGGAGGTGCGAATGACTAATGGAATTTTGGTTTATTGATGATAAAGCTAAAACAAAAGTCCAATTACCAGTACCCCCTCCTAATTTTATGAACGAAACAGGTAAGAACATAAATATTTTAAATATTGCAGACTTTGGCGAGTATGCAAGACCTGGTGATACTAAATTAGCGCGGCTGGGTTTTAAATCCATTTTCCCATCTATTAAGTATCCGTGGGTCCGTGTAAAGACTCTAACAAAGCCTTATGATCTTGCAACGCGATTTGAAAACTGGTCAGAAAAAGGAACTCCAATTCGTTTCATGGTTACAAGTACAAACATTAATCGTACATTCCTAATTGAAAGCTTTGTATATGGAGAGAAAGATGGTTCAAGTAGAGATATCGAATATGAGATACAGCTTGTAGAGTATAGAGTGCCTGTAATTAAAACGTCCACTAAAAGCAGTTCTAAACCTCGGCCATCTAGTTCACCATCAAGACCTAAAACATACACAGTTAAAAAAGGGGACACATTGTGGGACCTTGCTAGGAAATATTATGGAGACCCATATAAGTGGAAAAGCATTGCTTCCCTTAACGGTGTTAAAAACCCTAGAAAGCTCCAAATTGGCAAGGTGTTGAGGTTGCCATGAAAATATATATTGGGAAACAAGAAATTAAATATACAAGACTGACTTGGAGCGGTTCAAAGTACAGCGCTGCTAGACAATTGGAATTCTCTATACCCTCAAATTTCCTATATAGCATTAGCCAAGGGAATACTCTTTTACTAAAAGAGGGCGATACTACATTGTTTGAGGGATTTGTATTTAGAAAAGAGAAAAGTCGCCAATCTAATGAAGTAGCTATTTTAGGGTACGATTCATTGATTTATCTGTTAAAAAGCGATGGATCATTTAACTTTAAAACATCTACATTTTCTACGGTGGTCAGAAAATCATGTGGCGATGTCGGTGTGCCAGTAGGTTCTATTGCAGACGGCAATGCAAGTATTAAATTGGAACCAATGATAAACGTGAACTTGTATCAGATAATCATTTCTGCTTGTAAAGAAGTTAAGAAAAAAACAGGGAAAGTGTACCAACCTGTTATTCAAAAAGGGAAGTTGAATATAGTTATTGCAGGTTCAATCATTAAAAACTTTGAATTAGCAGAGGGTAGGAACCTTACCGATTCTACTTTTTCAGAAACGATAGAGAATGTAGTAAATAAGGTAATTATTGTTGATGATAAGGGGAAGAAAATCGGGCAAGTAACAGGAGATGGACTATCAACTTGGGGCACTTTTCAGCAAGTATACGAAAAAGAAAAAGGGAAAAATTCTACTACTGAAGCCAAAGCTATGTTACACGGGTTAGATCGAGAAGCTAATGTGGAAGGTTTAGGTAATGTAAGTTGTATAAGCGGAAGGGCTATAACAATTAAAGACACCAAGACAGGTCTAAAAGGTATATTTTATATTGAAGAAGATACACATACAGTTGAAAATGGTAATTATACTATGTCCCTTCAACTGAATTTTAAAAACATACTGGAGGAATCTTAAATGAGTTTCCCAGGATTAATTAATTTCATTCAAGAAGTTAGTAAACAAACAAATATGAACTTTGTTTTTAGCGGAGAAGTGACTTCAACTTCACCTTTATTGGTTAGAACAAATGACATTGATTTAGATAAAGAAGAATTAAAAATAGCGACAAGTGCTAAAAGTGGACTTACTACTGGTGACGAAGTACTCCTAATAAAACAGGGTGCTTTTTTTATTGTAGTCGCTAAAGTGGAGGAAGCTACATGAGTATATTTCCATTTGTAGATGATACAGAAAACATTATTAGCACTGAAGAGCTTCCTCTTTATAAAGAATGGGCATGGGATTTTGATTTAAATGATTTTAAATTGAATAATGGAAAACCATATTTAGTTGAGGGAGAAGAAGCTATTAAAATATGGGCATATAAGGCGCTAATCACTGAGCGTTTTAAATACACTGTTTATTCATGGGACTATGGGTCAGAACTTAATAGTTTAATTGGTAGTGGTTTTTCAAACGAAGCAGTGGAAATAGAAACTGAGCGAATGATAAAAGAAGCTTTATTAGTTAATCCGTACATCACAGACATAACAGATACAAGCATAACTGCAGAAGATGATGTAGTGAATATATCTTTCACGTTAGGAACGATTTACGGTGATACGGAGGTGAGTTTAGTTGCAACTTAAAGAAGATATCATGGCACGAATGTTTGCAGCAATTTCAAATGATTATGACAAGAGTGAAGGCAGCATTATTTATGATGCAGTAGTAGCGGTAGCAAATGCTATTGAAGACAATTCAATCGAAACCGATAACTTCTTAGATCAAGTTTTCCTTGATACTGCTACAGGAGATTATTTAGACAAAAGAGCAGGGGAATTTGGTATTTATCGTAAAACTGGAACCTTGGCCACGACTAACTTAATGATTTCAGGTACGAATGGCACTGTTATACCTGCTGGTACAAGGTTTTATGCAAATGACACCTACTTTGCATCAACGTCAGATGTAACAATTTCAAGTGGGACAGCTTCAGTTTCAGTAACATGTGAGGTCGCGGGTACGATTGGAAACGTCCCTGCAAATACAATTGTTAATGCGGTAAATAGTATCAGCGGTGTTACTTCAATTACTAACACTTCAGCTGTTACAAACGGAACTGATGATGAATCAGACGACTCATTAAGAGCGCGTTGTTTTGCGCAAATCCAGTTACCTTCAGCAAGCGGAAACATAGCAGACTATACAAAATGGTGTACTGAAGTAACTGGGGTAGGGGCTGTAACAGTAATACCGATTTGGAACGGGAACGGTACAGTAAAGTGTGTTCTTGTTAATTCGAATATGAGAGCAGCCGATGGCACTCTTATCTCTGCAGTACAAGCCAATGTAGAAGCTAAAAGACCAATTGGAGCAACAGTTACGTATGTTAGTGCAACAGAGCTTGCGATTAACGTATCAGTAGACGTTGATTTAGCTAATGGCTATACATTAGCTCAGGTACAAACAAACCTTATTAGTTCGTTAACGGATTACCTAAAATCTGTTGCTTTGAAAACAAGTTCTATAAGCTATGCAATAATAGGTTCGAAAATATTAGCGACTCCTGGAGTAATTGATTATCGATCATTAACTTTAAACAGTGGAACTGCAAACGTGTCAGTCTCAAATACTCAAGTTGCGGTGGTGGGTACAGTCAATGCTACGTGATGATTTTCCTCAATTCTATGAAAATAACGGGACTATGTTAGCCCTATGGGCAGCAGAAGAAAGTGAAATTGATATTTTACAAGCTAATTTAGAATCTACTGTTAATCAGATGTTTATTGATACAACTGATACAGAGATTGCTAGGTGGGAAACGATGTTTGGTCTACCTATTAGACCTAATATCCCTCTAGCAGATCGTCAATCGACAGTTAAAGCAAAAATAAGGGGGATAGGAGTCGTAAATGTAGCTCAGATAAAAAGAACTGCGGATGCATTTACAAACGGGAATGTTCAAGTAACTGAAAAAGCATCGACTTATGAATTTGAAATTAAGTTTACTGCAGTCAATGGTACTCCTCCGAATATGGGAGACCTACAAGAGGCAATTAATCAATTGAAACCAGCTCATTTGAATGTGATCTATGTTTATGCGTACAGGACCTGGAATAAGATTGACTTAGTAAATTATACTTGGAATCAGATTGATGCACTTGGTTTAACTTGGGATCAATTTGAAACATTACTATAAGAAAGGAGATAAAATATGCCTACAAATACACCAATTTTCGGCATTCCTAAACCTTTGGGGACAGAATACTTTAACCGAACAAACTTTAACAATATATTGGATTTAATTGAATCTGGAATGCTAAATAAAGTACAAATGATGAAAATAACTGATGATACTGGCGGAGTAAAAATAAATGCTCCCAACACTTCTGATGATATTTTGGCACTTCTTTTAGCACAGGGTAAGGGGATACACACCTTTTATAATATCTTAGGTGCAGTAAATAACCCTGCATCTGGAGCTAGTATTAGAGGTACAGCACATTTTACTGCATCTAATACCGGTTGGGTCATTGCGTTCGATACGAATAATAGTGTATACACAAATTATTGTGACATAGGAACTTGGAAGGGTTGGAAAAAGATTGCAGTTGACCAATCTACATCATGGACAAATTTAACACTTCAAAACTCTTGGGTTGCTTTTGGTGGATCTTACCCTAATCCATCATACAGATTGAATACAAATGGAGAAGTCGAGCTTAGAGGGAAAATGAAAGACGGAGTAGTCACCAATGATACTCTTTTAGCAACATTACCTGTGGGTTTCCGTCCAACTCACAATAGAGATTACTCTGTTATTTGTAAAAGCGGAACATCGGATGTTTTAGGAAGGGTGCTAATTACTACACTTGGTGAAATAAAATTCCAAAGTGGCGGTAATGGTTTATTATCATTGGATAATATTCCTCCAATAGCACTTAGTTAGGAGACCATATGAAACGAGTTTATAGAATTGATTTAGAAGGTTTCTATGTAGAAGATGTAATACTTGAAGACGAAGCAAATTTACCAAGTGACTGTATCGACATGCCAGAACCAATAGGTTTTTATAAGATTAAATATGATGCTGTTACTAAAAAATGGGTTGAAGGGTTATCACAAGAAGAAATTGATGTAATTCGAAATGCGACGATTCCACCAACTGAAATCGAAAGATTAAATGAACAAATGGATTATCTAGTAGATGTAGACTTTCGTTTATCACTAGTTGAACTAGGACTATAAATAACGATACTTGGAGGAATGGATATGTCATTAACTTATAAAGCTTGTAAATCAATGATTGATCGTGAATCTTATTCTAGTAAAGAGGATATGCAAACAAAGTTAGATATTTTCTTATTGAATAATCGAATTACTCAAATAGAATATGACGAGTTAACACAACAACTAAATGCAGAGTAATCTTCAGGCACCTAAATACTAGGTGTATTTTTTTATGCCCAAAGGAGATGGAGTAATGAATATAGATGTTATTTCGTTATTACCAAAGTTAATTCAAACAGCTTTACTATTTTACTTTCTAGTTAAGTTCTTAGATTTTGTAACTGGTCTATTAAAGACTTGGAAAGGTGTTTCCAAGTATAAATCTAGAGTAATGAGAGACGGAATTATTCGATGGATTGGTGAACTGGTTGGAATTGTATTTGTATTAGCACTAGATATTGTATTAGGGCTAAACTTTTATTTAACAGGGTTTACACTAGCCCTTTTTATTTACAAAGAAGGTGGTAGCATTGTAGAGAATTTAAGAGCGATTGGTGTGGTACTTCCTGCACAAGTAGAAGACAAATTAAAATCATTTGATAAAGGAGACGTTCATAATGACTGATGTAACAAAAACTTGTAGAGATATTGGGGAACTATTACCGGTTACACAAAAGGCAGTTAAATTGTTTCTTGAAGAATGTAAAAAGGCAAATCTTGATATCTTCATTACAGAAACATATCGTTCACAAGAAAGACAAGATTATCTTTACTCTTATGGTAGAACAAGAGAAGGTGAAAAAGTTACTTGGACAAGATCGAGTAACCATACTGGTCGTTTAGCATGGGATATTGCTGTTAATAAGCCGAAAGATTTATATGATTCTTCTACACTGAAAAAAGCAGGTGAAATTGCAAAAACACTAGGTATTACATGGGGTGGTACTTGGAAACAACCTGATACTCCACACTTTGAAGTGAAAAAAGATTGGGTAGCACCAAAAACTTCAAAGCCAGACACTTCTATTAAAGCGGAAATCATTGAAAAGGACATTGTTCCTTATCCAGGTAAACCTTTGAAAGAAGGCAGTAAAGGTAAAGATGTGGAACGCATTCAGCGCGCTGTGAAAGTACCAGTTACTGGTGTTTATGATGAAGTAACAAAGGCAGCGGTAAAAGCGTACCAAAAACGTAAAGGACTTACTGTAGACAGCGTTGTGGGTCAACAAACATGGAGTAAATTATTTTAAGGGGGGATTTATAATGGCTAGTAATTTAACAAACTATGCACAAGCAAAACTGTTAGACCACGTTCTTGGTACAACTGCTTTCACAAAACCTACAACGATTTATGTATCTTTACACACAGCTGACCCTACAGAGACAGGTTCAACTGCTGCTGAAATAGTGGGTAACGGTTATGTAAGACAAGCTATCACCTTTGCGGCAGGTACAAATGCTGCTGGGATTGCAACCGCTCTAAGTAACGGTGCTGATGTACTATTCCCAGCAGCTACTGCTTCTTGGGGTACGATTACTCATATCGGTATCAATGATGCTGTATCCGCTGGTAATATGTTGTTATATGGTCCAGCATCAGCAGCAAAAACAATTGCTTCAGGTGACCAATACCGTATCAAAACTGGCCAAGGCTCAGTTACATTAGGTTAATCTTATGAATTATTATCTGGTTAATAAAACTGGGGATGGTACAAAACAGAATCCGTTTAGACCAGAGTTGGAGGGGGACATATCTTTTGTATGTTCCCCTTTAAACAATAACCAGTATCTAGTGGGTACGGTTGACCCTGTACCCTTAGTTGAGATTGTAGATTTAGAAAGTTTTTGCACATTAAACGGAATACCTTTTTCTGACGTCTTAAAATGGTTTGTAGGTGATTAAATGGCTATTAAAGGACGGACGGGCCTAACTAATATATTTAACGGTTTGGCGGACGATGATTTTATACAAGTACCAACGTTTCTTTTTAATTTTCCTTTTTACGGGACCGATTACAATACCGCATACGTTGGATCAAATTCATATTTAACGTTTGGTAGTTCGTCGATTGCGTTTGATGGGTTTGGTTTTACATCTCAAAAAGGTTTATATGTACAAGCTAGTGACCGAGCCGACATATGGGTTGGATATGTTTCAACAACGGATTATACCCGCATTAGGTGGGAGGGCGGGACTTTCACCGACGGCAATTATCCGTATGATTGGGAGGTAACTCTTTTTAAAACAGGAGTTGTTCAATTAGATATTGGGACATTGCCGAACGACACGCCTAATAATAATTTTATAACTAATGGTTTGAATGATTCGTCAGCGGCCAATTTTACTAATAACGTTAGTAATAGGACGATAAGGTTTACGCCAAAAAACACCGCCTCAAACGGATATGATATTTTATACGATGCTGCAGAGTACCAAATAACAAATACTTTATTTAAGGACACGTTCACAGATACCAACGGAAAAAGTTTAAGCGCTCATACCGCAGACGTAAACGGTACAGGAAACCCTTATGTCTTATCGGACTTCTCTAATGGAGTTTCTTCAGCTACAATAAACGCTAGTGGTCAAGGGGTAATTACAAACGGCGATTCTTTTGCAGTTGTTGACGTAGGACAAGCCGACGTTACTATCCAAGCAACCTTAATATCGACAGGCGCTGCTCAAATCGTATTTAGAAGAAATACATCAGCCTATTTCTACGCTGAATTTGATGCTGGCGGAGTATCTGTATTTAACGTTATTCCAAACACTAACTTCATATCAATGGGTAGCGCCAGTTATGCGGGAATATCTTCTGGAGCCTTGGCTAAAGTAGTTTTGACTGGCTCTACCATAGATGTGTATATGAACGGTACAAAAGTTCTAACCGTAACAAGTGCCGTTAATCAAACTGTAACCTCTCATGGTATTGGTTCAGGAGTGGGAAATACCGCATTTGATAATCTACAAATAGATAGTCCAGCAGGTGGAGGCGGTACAATTCAAGATGTGACATTATCCTTATCGGCAAATAGTAGTTTTTCTCCTATCCCAAGTACTACTTTATCTGGAGCGATTAATTTTTCCGGAGATTCCAGTATTACTCTGCCTGGAGGAATAATTCAAAGTACTGGTTTATCTATGTCTGCAGTCAGTTCTCTAATGTTAAATTCAAGTGTTATTACAGAGAGTTCGATTAATATGAGCTCAGACAGCTCTTTAACTGCAATTCCAAGCGTTATATTGGATGGAAAAATCACTTTATCTGGAGACACTACCCTAACGATAGCAGTTGGAGGAGTAGTCGATGCTACAATATCTTTCTCCTCAGACAGTAATTTATCAGTTGTACCTTCAATACTGATAGATGCTGGAGCGATTTTATCTGCTGCTTCTGATATATCGGTCAATCCATCGCTACTAGTTGGTGGAGGTATTGGATTAATAGCAGATACCCAACTAACAGTTACACCAGATATCATAGGTTTGGATATTTATCTAGATCTCTCTGCTACATCCGGAATGAATGTGGTACCAAGTGTAATCTTAGGAAGTGGTTTAAATTTATCTGCGGATGCAAGTATAAGTGTTAATCCTTCATTATTAGCCAATGGATCGACCAGTCTATCCGCATTGGCTAATATGTTGATAAATGGTGAGGGGTTTAATCCAAATAACGTTATTTCATCCTATGTATATTTAGATGGTTCAAGACAGTTAATCGTACAACTAGAAGGAAAAAGAAAACTAATCATTAACTTAAAAGCTGAAAGAGTTCAAATGGTAAAGTTAAACGGGGTGATACATTGACTTCCTTAAAGCAAAACTTCAGTATGTATGCAGGTGATTCAAAGGAAATCGTTGTTTCAGTAGTGGATGAGAACGGAGTTGCGCTGCCTTTATCTGGAGCAACAGTGAAATGGATATTGATGAATAACAGTTCCAGTATTACTAAAAATACGACAAATGGGATAACATTAAGTGGCTCAGATATTCATATAAAATTGGATCCAGCTGATACACTTACATTAACCGGATTATATGAGCATGAAATAGAACTAACTGATTCCTTAGGAAATGTATCAACAGTAACAAAAGGAACGGTTAATATAATTAAAAGTTTAATATAGAAAAGCCCTGTTACCGTTTGGTAGCAGGGTTATTTTTCATTCGTCTAATTTTTTTGTAACAGTAATCCAAATGAAAAATAATATTATAATTACTCCTAAAGGTATTAACCAAACTGCAAGTTCTGCATATACCATTTTACTCACCTATTTAATATCATTTACATATTAAAGATTTTTATCCCCAGGAACGCTAATAGCCGACTATTGGATACAAATAAAAAAGACATCGCCAAAATGACCGGATGGATGTCTTTTGTAATAGTAGGAGTTAATTTATTATATGCTTGTCTTATTTTTCTGGAACACTTTAAAATAAATATGCACACCCAAAATGATTACAAATAAAAAAAGACATCACTCTATTTCTAGGGCGATGTCTTTTTTATATATGAAGGTGATATTGGTTAATATTATATGCATGTTTTATTTTTCTGGAACACATATTGCACCTTCCTTAATTAGAGTTCGTTAGTTTTACAAGAATTTTATTGTTGCTTATCTAATAATCCAAAATAAAGTATTAATTTGTAATAACTTAAGACAATTATATATGCAAAAAAATAACTTATTGCTGTGTAATATATAGTCCACCCATTTCTATAAATCACCTGTCCTTTACATAAAGCCCAGAACTCAATTAATGTAGTTATCAATGTAAAGAAAACAATGGCAATAATAATATTTAACTTCTTAAAATAAATAGAAATTATATATAAACAACCTAAAATTGGATATAGTCCAAGATTGAAAGGAAATGCTGATAAGGATAACTCATTATTTTTAATTTTTAAACTCCAATAATAATTAAACCCCCAAGTATTTATGATGAAAGCTATAGCTACACAGATAGGTAAAAAAATGACCATTATTTTTGGTACTTTTATTACTAAAAGTAACCCAAAAAGCCAAGGTAAAATAAATCCCCATAAAATATATATGAGCATGTAATCCCGCCGTTCAGTTTATTAAATGGTTATATTTTATCCTTTTTCTTATGCAATTAAACTATCATTTAATATTATTTGTTTTGTTTATGTAAAAAGATAAATCCCCAAATACAAAGGATAATTATGTTTACAAAAGATAAGGTAAATGGCAATAATGATACAAAGTAATTCCATTTAGAAAAGCCTTACATCGTTTCTATTTCCTTTCGTCTTTTCATAACACATATTGTTTTTATTTTGCTCGGCAGATATACTACTGAAAGACAAACTTGATGATTAAAAATAAAAAAGAAAACCTAGATCTAAAGGTTCTCTTTTTTTTTTGGAAATAATTAAGGTGATATTGTCAAAGAAGATTCGTTCAATACAATATATGATATTAAAAGCAAATAGATTAGATTTTCTACCTAATTACTGTTCTAAATTTGAAAATTTATTGATTAGTTTTTTCTGGCACACTTAAAGCTGATTCCCTCACAACTCCATTATCAATCCTCAATGCGATCGTTCCAATCCATCTATCCATATTAGGCAACAATACAGCACCTTCCAACTTACAAGAAAAGTACCTTATATGAACCGAATCCTTAGAATCTTTGCTAATCACTGGGCAAGCGAGTAGATTCCCAAGTCGTTTTAATGCAGCTTCTTTTTTCATTCCAACTATTTCTTTTTTGATGACTGATTCGTAGTAGTTTTTTAGTGGGAACATTTAATCACCTAGTTGCATATTTTCTTCTTTAGCATCTATCTTGTTATTATCTTGTAAATTCGTTACTAAAAGTATAATAGCAGTTAACATGTGTAAAATCATTCCTAAAAAAGGAATCCATCCTAAAAGGCATGTTATAATTCCAAACTTACTTCCAATAAGTTTTAAACCTCTATTACCAGAAGCCACAATTGCAATTATGTGAAGTATTAACATAATTAGTAATGCTGAATAGTGGGTACTTATTACTACTAAGCCTCCGATTAAAGGAATTGCTAAAATACACTCACAAACCAGAGTAAGCCATCTCCACCCCATATAAAAACCCCATTTCCAAATATTTCTTAATAAAATATTTATATTCTACTAATGTTCAATCTTTCCTTTAAATGAAAAAGAGTGTATCGACACGAAAATATATTATTCTCTCTTCCAAGTGTACTGGCAATTTTCCACCTTTTTAGGCATACATTGAAACATACGGAGATGTTTCAAGGCATGTCCAATAAAAGAAAAGAGGGCCCATCTAAACGGTGGGTCCTTTTATTTGTCTAGACTCCATATATCCTCTACTTTTAAATTCAAAGCTTTAGCTATTTTAAGAGCAACTTCTAATGTTGGCGTACTTTTTCCATTAGAAATTAAACTCATTGTAGATAATCTAATCTCGGCCTTTTCAGCAATAAAAGATTGTTTCAATCCTTTTTCTGCCAGGATCACTTTTAGTCTAGTCTTCATTTAATCACCTCATAATTTCTGATTCTACAAAACTTTTTATTATCCTTTGAAAAATTATTTTCGAGGGACAGACAATAAAAATACGGGACACTAATATCATTTATTAAACAAATGTTAATCAAAAGTAAAACGGTAAAACAAAAGATAAACATTTGTTTAATCTAGGAGGTGTTTCAAATGCTACTTGGGATTGATGCAGGAAATAATGAGGTGAAAGTGGCAACAGAAAAAGGTGTATTTTCTTTTAATAGTTGTTTAGGAGATGCAAGAGACCGAAGAATAGTAACGGCTTACGATGATGAAATGATGCTTCATTACGAAAATGAAACTTATTGGGTAGGAGAATTAGCTGAAAAAGAATCTAACTTTCCTAGAAGATCAATGGGAGCTACTAAAGCAAATGAAGATGTAAAACTAAGAATCCTTACAGCGATCCATCGTTATAGCGATGATTATCATAATACAGTAGTTGTAGGTCAACCGATTGAAATGCACCTACCGAGTGAAAAGGATAAATTAAAAAGGATGCTTATGGGGAAATACAAAGTTATCTTAAATGGAGTAGAAAAAGAATTTATGATTGATGAGGTAGCAGTAGCGGTAGAAGGAGCTTCAAGTTTCTTTGGGTGGTTTGTTGAAAGTTCTAGCTTCAGAATTATAGATTGTGGCTCTGGTACTGTAAATGTAGCTTCTATTATAGATTGGGAGCAAAACGATAAACAAAGCTTCACATTATCATTTGGAGCTAATTCAACTAGAGCAAATGATTTAACTGCATTAGCTAGAGGAATCGTTTCAGAATCTACAAAATACTTCCAAGAAGAGGATTTTGTTCTACTAGTAGGTGGAGCAGCTGAAAAGATTTATCCAGTTATTAAACTATCCTATCCTAATACGAAGATAGGTCAGCCAGTTCACAAAAAGAATAATGAGTATACTTTAGTACATCCCAAATATGCAAATGCTATTGGTTTCTATAATTTAGCAAAAGAGATATACAACAATGGCTAGGATCGTTAAAGGTGTTTCGTTCAATTCAGATGATGAGTTTGATATGAAACTATTAGAATTTGTTGAAAACAAAGGGATGTTTTCTAAAGTGATAAAACGGTTAATCGAAAAAGAATTAAATGGAATCATCATTAATCAACCAACTCCAATTATTCAACCTACTACAAAAGAAATAGACCTTCCTAAACCAGTAGAACTTCCAGTAAAGAAAGGTCCTAGTGCATCTAAATTTATTTAATGTCCTAAAAAATCCCCAATAGCTTTTAAAACCGCAATAGCAGATCCACCAATAACCATTCCCCAACCTAACTTAACTAATGCTGGCATAAGTATCACTCCTTTACTTTAGTTTGTACTGAAAGGATGAGAAAACTCATGGAAATTATTAGTAAGCTTCAAAAAGGTATTCATGACGGAATATTTTGGGTAGCAGATAAAACTGGCCACTTTTTAGGTGATCATATTTTACACCATGTTTCAAATGGTGCTACTGGTTACGCAATCGTAAAAGCAGCTCCGTATGTATTATTAGGTATGAAATTCAGTTTTGTAATCATGGGATTAGGTTTTATCTTAATTTGTTTCGGAATGCCTAAAACAGCTATTAAGTGCATTGGTGTAGGTTCATTATCTTATATCATACTTTCGATAATTTAGGAGGGGTATTATGACGATAAAAGAATTTTTAAATCCTAATGCTGCAAAAGAGGAAATGTTAAGTAACTTGAAAAGTTTATTTAAAAAAATATTAATAATGGCATTTAAAACATTTTGCTTACTTTTAGTAATTAAGATTTTTCCTTTGCTCATTAGTTTTATGTATGGGTATATATCACCTCATGTTATAGGACCAATAGGAGGTTGGGGATTATGAAAACAGAGGTAATTAAGTTTAGTGATTTTATGGATGGGTCATGGAAGTTACCAAAAGAAACGAAGAGTGCAATTCCAATGATTGTTGCTCCTATAGTTGCTTCATCATTAGCTTTTTCAAGTAAGTTAGTATCTGCTGCATCTAACAATATTGTTATTAAAGATGTTATTCCTGCTAGTGCTGGGATAGGTGACAGAGTAGCTCATGCTTTTGATCCATTATTTCAAGCTATTTCAGGTTTTGCTTATCCTGCATGTTTCTTTACCATCTCTGCTGGTTGCGTTTTAATTATGATCGGTCAAAAACATAAAGGATTAAACATGATTAAATGGGCGGTAGTTGGATTCATTGGATTACAATTCGCTCCTGGTCTTATGTCAATTGTTATGGAAGTAGGAAAAGCGATTAAGGGGGCTTAA